TGGTGGGCCGGTAAAAACCAAGATTCTTGGGGAACTGACCCGCGAAAAGGAAGATGCAGCGGAGCGCGTTAAAATGGATATGAACTATGAACTCACTGAGGTCATGGTGGAGTACAGGCCCGAGCATGAAAGGATGCTCTACAGCCTAGGATTGGCGGGGTCGGCGTTCAAGAAGGTTTATTTTGACCCCAGTTTGGGCAGGCAGGTTGCTATTTATATCCCCGCCGAGGATGTCATTGTTCCTTACGGAGCATCCAATCTGGAAAGTGCCGAGCGTGTAACCCACGTAATGCGGAAAACCAAGAATGAACTGCGTAAGCTACAGGCCGCAGGGTTTTACCGGACAGTTGATTTGGGCGATCCTCAATCTTTTCGTACAGATATTGAAGAGAAAAAGGCGGAAGAGGGCGGTTATTCCATCACTGATGATGACCGTTATAGTATTTATGAGAGTCATGCCGATGTCGTTATTGATGAGACAGACAAGGAAGGACAAGCACAGTCACGGGGTATGGGATTAGCCCGTGGTGAGGCGGGTGAAGATGCCTTCGAGATAGCTAAACCTTATGTCATAACTATTGAACGGGGTACAGGTAAAGTACTCGCTATTCGTCGTAACTGGAACCCTGACGATTTTTTGACACTTAAGCGCGAACATTTCGTTCATTACGTGTATGTGCCGGGATTCGGGTTCTACGGGCTTGGTTTAATACATATTATTGGCGGTTACGCCCGCGCAGGGACGTCCCTTATCCGTCAATTAGTTGACGCTGGTACTTTAAGTAACCTTCCCGGCGGTTTGAAATCCCGTGGTTTGCGGGTAAAAGGGGACGATACCCCCATAGGGCCGGGGGAATTCCGTGATGTTGATGTACCCAGTGGGTCTATTCGGGACAACATCATGCACCTTCCTTATAAGGAGCCAAGTCAGACGTTACTGGCACTTTTGGAAAAGATAACCGAGGAAGGCCGTAGATTAGGGGCAGTCAGTGATCTGAACATCTCCGACATGAGTGCAAATGCTCCTGTTGGTACAACACTGGCTATTCTGGAGCGTACCCTTAAACCGATGGCGGCGGTACAGGCGCGGGTTCATTACGCTATGAAGCAGGAATTCAAGCTATTGCGTGCCCTGATTGCGGAGTATGCCCCTGAAGAGTACGTATATATGCCTGATCGTGGGGAACCGCGTGCACGGCAACAGGATTATGCCACCATAGAAGTGATTCCTGTCAGTGACCCCAACAATACTACGATGGCGCAACGTGTAGTGCAGTACCAGACGGTAATGCAGATGGCACAAAGTGTGCCGGAGATATACGACTTGCCGCAACTTCACAGGCAAATGATCGAAGTACTGGGGGTAAGGAACGCCGACAAGTTAGTACCCCTGAGTGAAGATATGCTCCCCACTGATCCTGTAAGCGAGAATATGAATGTGTTGATTGGAAAACCCATGAAAGCCTTTATTTATCAAGAACATGAAGCTCATATCGCTGCTCATACAGCTTTTCTGGAAGACCCCATGATTGCTCAATCCATTGGGCAGAACCCCACAGGGCAGATGGTGGTAGGGGAAATGCAATCTCACATAGCTCAACATACTGCGTTTCTGTATAGGACGCAGATGGAAGAAAAGCTCGGTGCTCCGCTACCCACGCCGAATGCAGAGTTGCCGGAAAATATGGAAGTAGCTCTTTCCCAGTTAATGGCTAAAGGTGGGGCGCAGCTTTCCCAGCAGCATAAAGCTGAAGCAGCGCAACAGGAAGCACAGGAGAAAGCCCAAGACCCTGTTGTACAGATGCAGCAAGCTGAATTACAACTTAAAGCGCAGGGTGAACAACGGCTTAAGGATAAGGATGTAGCGGATATAGCGCTGGCGCGGGAACGAATAAAGCTGGATGAGAAGAGAGTGCTTATAGATGCAGCTAAGGAAGGGGCAAGAATAGACGCACAAGTAGCTCAGGCGGATAAAAAAGCAGATATTGATGCTGCTAAAACATTACTTGATCTTGTAAAAACCGAAAAGATTACTGGCGATAGATAATATTTATTTTAAAACCACAGGAGTTAGAACCCTATGAAGAATGAAATTAGAAACGCAATAGAAAAACTTTCATCAAAGGCGGAAGCGGCTAAGAGCCATGATGAAGCTATGAAATATGCCCAAGCAGTGTTGAACCTTACTAATGCCCTAGTGAGTATAGAAGGGCACGAGCTAAGAGAGCTAAGAGAGCAGAGGGAAAAAAGGGAGCTAATACAGCAGAGGGAAGATAGGAAAAAATGGGAGGAGGAAAGATAATGGCTAAAACCGTCTTTGACGTGCTGAAGGACAAGATTACAGTGGAAATGGAGGCTGCCAATGAACATTTAACCAGTGGAGCTGCTAATAATTTTGCTGGATATAGGGATTTATGTGGCTTTATTCGGGGTCTGGAAGTCGCATTACGAGAAGTAAATGACCTCTCGCGCAATTATATGGAAGATGAAGATGACTGAAACCGCACTGGAGAAGAAACGAAAGGAGAAAATAGAAGAACAGGAGAAGGAACTGGAGGGCCAGATTCCTAAACCTGTAGGCTATAGAGTATTGGTTGCGCTCCCAAATGTAGAAGAGACTTTTGGTGATGGGGATATTGCTAAAGCTCACTCTACTAAATATGAAGAATATGTTCTTTCTATTATTGGGGCTGTAATTGATATGGGGGAACAGGCTTATCACGATAAGGACAGGTTTCCTTTTGGCCCTTGGTGTAAACAGGGGGACTACGTGATGTTTCGTGCGAATACCGGAACTCGTTTTAAGGTAGGCAAACAGGAATATCGTTTAATGAATGATGACTCCATTGAGGCAGTTGTCGCTGATCCGAGAGCAATCTCTCGTGCATGAGGTATAGGCTATGGGTATGGAAAAGACAGAGTTTGAGTTTCCTCAACCTGAGGAAGAGAAAGAAGAGCTTGAAATTGAGATAGAAGGGGTACCGGGGCGCGAGAACGTCTTAGAGAGTCAAGCCGATTTTTTCGGCTCGACGGCGGGGTTCGGCTCGGAGGCGGGGGTAGAAGTGGTGGACGACACCCCCCTCGAAGACAGGAACCGCGTACCTTCTGACCCTCCTGAAGAACTTACGCAGGCGGAGTTAAATAGCTACTCTTCCGAGAAAGTTAAGAAACGTATCAAGCATTTCAGTAAAGGCTACCATGACCAGCGTAGGGCGAAGGAAGAAGCCCAACGGGAACGGGGAGAGCTGGAAAAATGGGCCAAGCGCGTTCAGCAAGAAAACGAAGAGCTTAAAGGCAGCGTTAATAAAAGCCAAGTTACCTTACTGGAACAGGCTAAAAAGGCGGTCACTTCGGAAATTGAAGATGCCAAGCGTCTTTATAAAGAGGCTTACGAAGCAGGTGACTCTGAGAAGGTAGTGACTGCACAGGAAGCCCTGACAACTGCCAAGATACGCATGGAAAAAGTTAACAGTGTTAGAGTACCCTCTTTACAGCAAGCTAAGAATAGGGTACAAGTACCAGAATCTAACGCACAAGCCCTTGACCCTAAAACACAAGCGTGGGCTAAGGAGAATACGTGGTTCGGATCAGATGATGAGATGACTGCGTTTTCCTTAGGGGTGCATCAGAAGTTAGAGAGGGAAGGGATAACCCCGCAAAGTAATCCTGACCTTTACTACGAGCGTGTTAACGCACGTATGCGACAAGTATTCCCAGATAACTTTGGAGATACAGAGAAAGACCAATTAGCTGGATCAACAACCAAGAAGCGTTCTAGTAATGTAGTCGCCCCCGCAACGCGGAGCACAGCACCTAATAAAATTAGGTTATCGGAGACACAGGTACGGGTCGCTAAAAGGTTAGGGGTTCCCCTTGAGTTATACGCCCAAAAGGTTGCAGAAGAAATGAGGAAAGACAATGGCTGAGAATAAATTAAGTCGGGAACAGGAAACGCGTGAAAAAAATACTCGAAAACGTGCATGGGTGCGGCCGGAGCTTTTACCTAGCCCCACTCCCGAAGAAGGGTATACCTATCATTGGGTGCGCGTCAGCACTAACGGTGAGCCTGATCCTACTAATGTCTCCTCAAAATTACGAGAAGGTTGGGAGCCTGTAAAGGCAACTGAACACCCAGAAATTGAACTTGTAAGTATCGAAAACGAACGCTTCAAGGACAATATTGTAATGGGGGGTTTGATGTTGTGTAAGGCTCCTGTCGAACTTGTTGCACAGCGGAATGCGTATTATCGACAACACGCTCACCAACAAATCGAATCGGTTGACAATAACTTAATGCGAGAGAATGACCCTAGAATGCCATTGTTTTCAGAAAAGCAGTCTCAGGTCACTTTCGGTAAAGGAAAAGGATAGAGGAGCTAATTATGGCTTATCCCACTGTATCGGCCCCATACGGGCTTAAGCCAATCAATTTGATTGGTGGACAGGTATTTGCGGGAGCCACACGTCAGTTGAAAATCGCCTCAGGATATGCGGCAAACCTTTTGAACGGGGACATTGTTAAGATAGTTAGCACTGGAACCGTCGAAAAGGACACTGGCACGGCGACGGCAACTCCTGTTGGAGTTTTTTTGGGGTGTACTTACACAGACCCCTCATTAGGGTACACATTATTTAGTCAATACTGGCCTACAGGTACTGTAGCTAGTGATGCTTTTGCCTATATAAGTGATGACCCTGACGCGTTATATAAGGTAGTAGTTACTGCCGCAGGTACGAGCACCGTAAGTTCTGTAGCTCGTACTGCAATCGGCAATAACTCTGCTCTTATTCAAGGGACTGGATCAACTGTTACAGGCGATTCAGCGGTTTCCATCAGTGCTACTACTGCAACTACCAACACTCTTCCCATACGTATTATCGACATTGTGCCAGATACAAAAACAGCGTCTGATACTTTTGTGGAAGTGATCGTGAAGTGGAATTTTGGTATGCACCAGTATGACAACGCTACCGGCGTATAGGAGGTTAAATAATGGCTATTTCACGAGCACAATTACTTAAAGAACTCCTGCCGGGGTTAAACGCTCTGTTTGGTTTGGAGTACGCAAAATACGCAGATGAAGCGAGAGAAGTTTTCGAGTCAGAATCTTCAGATCGTTCGTTTGAGGAAGAAGTGAAGTTATCAGGTTTTAGTGCAGCCCCCGTTAAAAATGAGGGTTCTGCTATAGCGTATGATAATGCACAGGAAGCGTGG